GGTGCTGGTGTTGGTGTGCTGATTGTGTTACAATTGCCTGTGCTGGTGGTGGTGGTGCTGTAAATGCTGATACTGCTGGTGGTTGTGTAGTAGATGGAGCAGTATTAATTGCCGTTCCGTCACAAACTTACGACTTTACTATAAGTGAAGTTCAGATGGTTGTAGGTGTTCTCCAGACTTCTCCTGATTATGTATCTGCTGTTCTGAATAAATCTAACTCATCACAAGGAGTATCTATGGATATTAAATCATTTAATAATTACAAAGTTAATCAAAACGCAGGAGTAACTAAATCATCATTATACATACCGATGAATGAGCGACGAGCATATAGTATATTATGTGTTCCAGAAGATTTAGCAAAAAGACCCATATATGCTGATGGTTTAAGACCTCCTGTAGAAACTCCATTAAATTACCATTTTGTTATATCTAATCTCCGTGTGCCTAATAGAAATGTAGAATTAGCAAGAATAGTGGAGGAAGACCGAGCAACTCAATCATATGGACGCAACGAACCTATCCACTCCAAAGAATTAGAAGACGCACTTAATAACTGCGGAATTGCTGTAGAAAACCTAGACCGCTCTAACTTTTGCTTTGCTATAGGACGAGCATTAAGCAGATACGGACACACATTTAACGCACAGGATTTAGCAGGTGAAGTTAGATTAAATATAGAATACACAGCACAAACTAAAAATTTATTATGGAACAATTTTGTATGTTGCCTTAAGAGAATTACAACCTCCTCCGCAGGTGTAATGGTAGAGCAATAATTACTATAGAAAATATCAATATTTAATTTAAAAATAAAATAAACTTAAATTAAATATTTATATATAATATATATAAAAATGGCGAGTATTACAGGAATTCAGTATTTTGATATAACACCTACCAATAAGAAGGAGGTTTATTCATTTAGACAGGGCGGAGGAGCAATAAGTTTTAGATTTGAGGCGAACCCCTCATTATTGCTAGATACTAGCACATTAAGATTAAATTACCGAATGAGAATTGTTAGTGGAAGCACACCATTTAACACAGACCCAGATGACGACGGACAAGGACGACCGAACAACGGAAATGAACTTACAGATATAGGAGCAGGGACACCATCAGTAAATACAACACCTCACGAAATCTTGTATAATTGCCGTGTAGGAGGAGCAAGTATCCTAGATAGTATTACATTATCTAACTTAAATAATTCAGTTATGGAACAAGTCCGCAACTATCCACGCAAGGAAGCATCAGTATTACCTTTAACAAGAGGTATGGACGATTACTCCTCATATATGAATTTTACTAATGGAGCAACTGCTAAAAATATGGGTAGTCAATATCTTGCTAATGCCGATATTTTTTGCTCTATGCCTATCCGCACAGGATTACTCCAGACAGGAGCAGATTTACCTTTAGGAAATGTAGGAGGATTGTTGCTAGAATTACGCCTTAATAGCGACCAGAATGTTTTATTTGGAGGACAAGCGAGTGCTGATGGAGGTGCTTATTATATGCTTTATGATTTATCATTAACAGGAAGATACAAGGTAGCATCTAAACCACTTGCTCCACAAAAAGTTCCTATTACCTACTCTGCTTATCAATCTATTAATAGTTTATTACAAACTAACGATGAAACCACTAACTTTAATTTAGCAGAAAGTAATGCTCTTACAATCTGGAATAATATTATTAATTCATCACATCTGAATAATTATGCTAGAGATAGTTACGCTACTCCTCCTATTCTTAAGGAAGTTGCTGGAGCAACTAATCATAAAGAATTTATAGAAGATTTAACATTTAATAGAGCAGGTGCTAAATATCCGCTAGAATATCAGATAGAAGAGCGTGATATTGTGGAGCAATTAAAATATACCGCTCAAGCAATTGATTATATGCCTATAGATACATTACGCATACGAAGTTGGTTGGACGCTGTAATACCTTTTAGCAAGATTAGACATAGTTTAATATGTCTTGCTAGTGAAAATGCTGGACTTGCTAACGATGCTAAGCAAACCTCCTTTGTTTTATTTGGCGACCAGCGACAAAACACCGCCACACCTGCTAATGTTTTACAAGGACGAATGGACGCAGAAGGACAGGGTATTTATGGATTTGGTGTAAGAATTGATAGAACTAACAGCAATAAAGGTATGAATTACGATAATGCCTCCTACGCTCAACGAGTTAAGAGTAAATTATCAACTCAACAAAATGAGATGGTTTATAGTTTTGTTTTAGGAACACATCAATTAGTAGCATCTCCAGCAGGAGTTATAGTAACATAATTGTAAAACTTATTATAGAAAAAAACAATTAATATTATTTTAAAATTTAAAAAAATAATAAAATAATATTGTATAATAATATATATAAAAATGGCGGATATACTTTCAGTTAAACCTACAAATACTCCTCAAGATATTAGAATAGATACAACTATTTTAGAACCACAAAATATTAGTGATACACACGCAACTTTTTTGTTTAACAATACAGGTATTTTAGATAAACATACACGAATTATTGTGCCTGTTAAATGTGTTAATACTCAATTATTAAGTGAGAATCAGTTTTATTTAAGTGCTGGTGCTTTTGGACTTATCAGAACCGCAACTTTAAAATATCAAGGTAATGATATAGCACAGACCGACGAAGTAGGACAATATAATGCGATGAAAAGAATGTTTAGACCACAAAACTTCCGCAATAAAGTAGAAGCAGTTAAAGTAGGTAGCAGTTTCGCCTTTAGAAATGATACTGATAAACAATATCAAGATACTGCTATTGGTGATAATTTTGCTGATGTAGATACTGGTAAGGTTACACTTATGAACTCCAGATATTTTAGAGGTGATGATGTTTATTCTATGATAAATCCTGATGGTGCTATTGGTTATGCTGGTTTAAATGTAAATCCTCGTTACGCTATCCAGAATACAACAGCAACAACATTCCACGCAATTTTTTCATTAGAAGATTTATTCCCAGAATTTTTAGGTAATGTAATGATACCTTTATACCTCCTTGATAATCAATTATCTTTAGAAATTACCTTCGCTCCTCAAGAAGATAGAAGAGTATGGATGAATAACGGAGTAGGCGCTCAATTAAATATGAGTATTGATACTGATGCTGTTAAAATGGTAATGGATTTAATTTATTATGGTGAAAGAACTATGAATACATTAGAAGCAAGGAGTAAAGGTCAAGGAATCCCTCTACTTTATGGTGACTTAATCAACATCAGACAAACTTTATCTAATGCTACTGGTGATGTCCCTGCCCCTGTAGCAGGTGAATTATCCCTACTTAAAAAATCATTTGCTATAGATATAGGTTTAGATAACCTAGTTGTTAGAAATTTATTGATGAGTCTTGAGAATCCTACTGCTGATGCTGGTGCGGTTAAATTTTTAGGTAAATACTCCTCTAATGCTCCTAGAGTTAATAGAAAAGGTGATATGGAACTACAACTAACTATTAATAATGTGCCGTTATATCCAGCACCGATAGATATGAATAATAAATTTTACGACCAGACCCAGCAGGTTTTTGCTGGAACTCCGTTACAAATCCCACGACCTTTATGGGATTATAATGGGAGTGTCTTTGATACTTACGCATTAACACAATTACAAAATCTTGCTACTCCTCCTGCTCCTGTCCCTAGTGTAGGTGCTTTATGGAGAACAGACCAACCGATTTTACGCAGTAACTCCCTACTTAATTATGTAAGAGATACTGGTTTATATAGTGGTAAGGAAACTGGTGGTAGTTTTTTAGGTAATCAATATTATTTAGGAGTAAATCTTGCTAAAACTTATGAAAATGTTAGAGGTGCTGGTGTCCGTATTGGTAACACACCTATCCGTCTTGCTCTTGATTACTCCTTTGTTAAAGCAACTGACGCAGTTTTAGGTGATAACTTTTCGGCAGGAAGTAGGAACTTGACTATATTTGCTAATGTAGAACGCAGTATGATGATTAAGAATGGTCGTATTATGGTTAGTGAAAACTAAAGAAATCAGCAATAAACATATAATAAATTTCTCAATATATATTATATGGTTAGATATAAGTGGAGCAAAGGCACAGGCAACAAAAAATATAAAGTTGTAATATTTGTAGGAGGTAAGAAGGTAAAAACAACACAATTCGGTGATAATAGATACGCACAATATAAAGACAAAACACCATTAAAATTATATAAAAATAAAGACCACTTGGATAAAACTAGGAAGAAAAGATATTATCAGAGGCACGGCAAGGAGGCAACGAAATATAGTGCTAAATATTTTTCTCATAAATTTCTGTGGTAAAAAAAATAACTAATTTAGTTATGTGAAATTAAGCAACAATTACCTACTTTTAAAAAATTAAGAATTCGGTATTTTAGGAGGTATTTTTAAATTCGTGTGGTAACATAGGGAAAAAATATAATTGCTTATCCCTTGTAAAAAAATATTGAGAAAATGATGCTTTTTTTTATAATACTTAAAAGGGGGCGGAGGCGATGATAAAGTAAATCAATTATAGAATCTTACTAATAATCTGCTTACGCCCCCTTTTAAATTATTTATTTTTATTTATTATCTTATATATATATAATAATGAATGCGACAGAAACAATAATATTAGAGTGTAATAATGCTGAGAGTGTTAAGGCAAAATCAGGAGGATTACCCAGTTTTACTAAATTAGATAAATCAACTTGGAGTAACAATTTTCAGAGTATAGAAATCAATAGAGGTGATACATTAACTATGGAATATGCGATTATTAACCAGTTAGGAGGAGGTCAGGCGGAAGCAATAGAATTCTCACCTCCTACCGAAGAAGTAACGAATAGAGAATATAATAGCAACTCTGTAATTTTTGAGGTAGAATTCTACATAAATCATAATGGAATTAATAGCGTTGGGTTACCATTTGGGAACAACGATGTATTAGCAAATCCTATGGAAACATATACATCCTCCCAGACCGACTTAAATTCTGCTAAATATCCTACAGGTTGGATACCTACTAATTCTAATAACTTCCTATTAAGGTCATCTAATAGATTATTAATGACTGATTGTAGAAAATATACATTACTCCACCCTAATTTTATGACTGAGTTTGGAGTAGCAACAACTTACCTACGAACCGATAAAAGATATATACAATACCAGCAGAGTAAAAATTTTATATCTAGTGATAGTCTTGCTAACGAATTGACTATTAAATTTCACGAAACCAGCACTAATCCTCCCAGATTAAATGCTAGTGAGTTAGATACTGCTGATACTCTTGATGATGTATTAAATGATGAAGCACTAGGAATTATTAAACCTTGTAGTTTTATTACCTCTAACGCATCTACTCCATCAGTAAAACCCACGAGGTTAGGTGCTAGTTATTCATTAAATAAAAATACTTATATAACAAGGGGTTGTAATTTAACTACTCCTCTTATTAATGATGATGGAACATTTGAGTTTATAGAGAGCAACATTTATTCACAAATGGCGGTGTTAAATCCATATAAGTGGATAGGAGGAGGTCATTTTAATAATGCTCTTACATATGATATGCTTGGAGATACTGATATTACCGCAACCGCACAAGTATATCCTAGAATTTTAGCAAGATATCTACAAGATGTAACACCGACAACTTTTTTACCTTTTACAGGTTTAGTAGGTGCGAAGACAAGAACATTATTAGGAGAAAATATGGCGATTTTTACTACTATAAATTCATCAACAACGAACTTGGATAAGATAAAAATATATTTTGATAATATTTGTAAATATTATGGTAGTGAATTAAATGAATCAGAAGCACGAAAAGATAAGGAGAATTGGTCTTGTATTTTAGATGTAGGTAGAACAAGTCAAGCAGGTCAATCAGGGATAACTGATTTTGGGACAGCGATAAATGGAACGGATTTAAGTTTTACATCAGGAACTTTTACCTGCCCTACTATAAGTAAAACTGCTAATAATGAGGAGATAAACCCTTTAATAGTTGATGGTGATTTAAATTATGGTGGTGGTATAGGAGTAAAACCATTTTTTAAAGATTTATTTAACGATTTTGCTAGTTATGTTGGTAGTATTGATTCAGCAGATTATAGTTTTAGTGTAGATGAGAATTTTATAGAATTTACAACAGACATATTATCTCAGGAGGTTGCTGTATATAATCACGCAAGAGATAATAATATAGGAGCATATCCCTACATATATACTGATAATACTGGGGCATCACGATTTTGCTTATGTTTTTTAGTTTCTAAAACAGCACTTAATCACCTACCTAAACCACTAACTTGCGGTAATTATGTAGGATTTTCACCTAGTTTTTATGATAATTCAGCAGTAATGTTGTTAAATAAAGATAAATCTACTCCTACTATTGGTGGTTCAGCAATATCTAATGTAAATCCTTATCTAAATATAGGAGCAACTGATATACAAATTACATACTCATCTGCTTTATCCTCCTTTGGTTTTAGTAATTTACATACGGAAAGGAAAAAAGGTTGGAAGGACGATACTGGTTCTACTTCAGGATTAGGTGCGCCTATAGTTGCTATTAATGAAATTCTTAACCTTGCTGGTAATATAAACGCTACAAATGGTAGAAGCACAAACAGATTAAATAGAGATGGTAATGCTGCTCCTAAGTTCCAGTTTCAGAGTGACGCTGCGGACATAAATGTAGGTTATAGTGATAGTATAGCAGGTATATTCATTAAAGAAGTATATTTTGGTAAAAACACCTTTAATCCTAATCAATATAGTAGCAGACAATTATTAGCAGACCCTACTATACTGGGTAAAATAGCAGTCAAAGCAAGTGAAGATAATTGGTATGGAAGTTTATTATGGAAGATGGGAGGAGAATACATAGATTTTTATTCTCAATTTACTAACTTATCAAGAGGTTTAAGATTTAATAATAATTTCTGGCGGAATCAATCAACTACTAGAAGTGTAGCACCTTTTACCACTAATAGTGATATAGATTGTAGCACAGCACCCTTTATAAATGTAGGAGGTTTAGGTCAATCAGGAACTTATCAGGGATTAGGTAATTATGGTTTAGGTTATGATAATAATGCTCCTGTTTTAATAGGTAGTATAGGTAGTGCTGTTATGTATTTTACAGGAGAAATCAAGAAAAGTGAAACAGGATTTTATCGTATATATACTGATTTCTGTAGTCCCACCTATTTAGATGGTGATGGTGGTAATTTAAATGTAATAGGATTAGCATTAAAGTCCTATAATAGTAATGATTTCTTTTATTCTTATTCACCTAGTTATACTATGACTGCTGATAGAAATTATGTATTATCTAACATTACAACCTCCATAAGAAATAGTGATGGAAATTTAGCAAATGTAGGTGATAGATGCGTAATAGTTTATAAAATTACAAAAGCAAAAACAATATTACAACCTCCACAACCACAAGCAATTCAGAATAATGGTAATGATGAGTTAGAAGATGTTGTAGAAGAATTAAAGGAACTTAACACCACCTCATCTATGAATAATATGCTATTAAGAGGAAGTAGAGGCAGTAGTGGTGGCGGTGGAGGCGGAGGAAGAAGTATGATTAAAGATAGATTAAGACAGCAAGATGTAACCACCATTAATCGTGAAAATGTTGATAATGTAGGAGTAGGGCGTATGATTCGTGGTGGTGATTATAGTGAAGTAAAAACTGAATTTACTAGGCAATTAGTCCTAAATATTTTAGATAGAATACCTACAAGTGATTTAGTAGATGAAGATGGTAATTTTGATTATGCTAGGTATATATCCACAGCAAGTCAAGTATTACCGCAACTTTATGGGAGGTTTTCTAGAATGATTAATGAAAATATAGGTAGAATGGAAGAATTACAACAATCAGGAGCAAGTCAGCAGGTTAGACGCCGGACTTTAGCAGAAATATCCCAGACATTAGGAAGAGCGGTAGAGGGTGTAGAAATTAACCCTAATGGAGATAGTTTTTTATCAATATCACAAGTAACTAGGAGGACTGAAGGAGTCGGAGGACAATTAGATGCTACATTATCTCCAGAAGGATTAGAGGTAATAATAAATACTTTAACAGGTGGAGCATCAGCAGGAGAATTACAGCAAGAATTAAATAGTATGGTAGAAAGTAGCAACTTAACTATAGATTATCAAGGAGAACCAATAACATCAACAGGAGGAGGAAGTTATCAAGAAGGAGTAGGAAGACAGGAACAATTAGGAGGAGTAAGGGGGAGATATTTACCAGCAAATATAAATGTTATGATACGACAAGCAAGAGATAATAGCGATGGGTCACAACGAGGAGCAATAGAATGGATTAACCAACAATTAAGGAACACATTAGAAGGAGCAGAACCCAGAACTAGGAGAGAGAGAGAAACACAAGAATCATATGTAAGATTACTAGGAGATAGTAGGTATTTTTTAATAACTGGAAACAGACAACCACGACCTTTAACTAGGGAAAATGTATCAACATTATTCTCTAGAAGAGTAAGGAGCAGAGGAGCAGAAGATAGAAGATTAGCAGAAGACCAATCAGCAGGAACGCAGGAGTATGTGGGAGTGGAAGGGACATCAGCAGAAACAGAATACGCACCAGTAGCAACAACAGGACAATTACAGGAGGTTGTAAATCAACAACCAGACCCACCAGCACCAAGAACCGAAGATAGAGAAAAAAGACCAGATACATAAAAGGGGGCGGAGGCGATAATTAAGTATTTTGCTTATAGAAATCTGCTAATAATCCGCATCCGCCCCTT